ATTTTATTGCTCCTGATTAAGAGGTTTTCATTTGATTTAAAACAAATGCTTCTGTTTTGAGAACTCTTCCGCCAACTCTTTTTCTGGCGAAAATCCGTACTGTACCTGTTGAGGCACTTGTATATGGATCACGTAGAACACTTAGGCTCATTCGATCCCAGATTCCGTACCCTGCCCGGAAATCACCAAGTACAATTGATTTTGACAAGCTGGCTATTGCTGGCATGTCAGTACAATTGAGAATTGGCCGACCGAGTAAAAGGCTTGGCGAATTGGCTTGAAGGCCAGGCTGCCATAGATACTCATCTGTAGTTGAGTTTTTCAACTTCCTTACTGCACCCTCTGTAAGTCTCTGCATTACCCAAGTGGCATTTTTAGCATAGGCATCTTTCAAAGTGTAGAAAGTAGTTATAAGCTCATCGGCAGTAACCGTTGCAGCTGTACCTGAGGTAACAGTCGTAAGGGTTTCCTGAAGAAATCCTTTAGGTTTTCCAACACCGTCACCATTGACAAATGCAGCACCTTCAGCGACACCAAACTGTTCAGCCCAGTCCATACGGAGTTCAGACTCAATACTGTAATCAGGGTCTGCAAGATCCTCATCGGTAATATCTGATCTTGCAGCCAGCTTAGCGATTGGAACTTCTAACATACCAAAATTAAGATTCTGAGTCTCGTCCTCTGTGCCTGCTTCGGAACCCCAAGCAGCAGCCGTGTTCTGAGTTTTTTTAGTAATTTCAACAGCTTTTCGGCCGGTTGTCCTTACTCTTGCAATTGATCTGATATTTGAAAACAGAACAATGTCTGCTATCATATCATTGATGAATTCTTTAGGTGCAAGATAACCACCTGTGGTATCATCGCCAACCGTCATCAATTTCAATTGTTCAGGGGTGAATCCCTTGTCAGTCTTTCGACAATATTCAAAGAACTGGGCTTTCTTCTGGGCTTTTTCGTCAACACCTTGTCCACCGTTCTGGCGTTCAGGACGATTCAGCTTGCTTTCGATGTCCTTGAGCTTCTTATCAATTGAATCTGATAAGTCATTCATGTCCTTGTTCATCTTTTCAAGCTGATCCTTATTCAAGGCATTTTCAGAATCTTTCCGGTCATTGACCTTTTTGAATTCTTCATGTACCTTTTTCAGTTCAGTATGAAGGCTATCTAATGTCTGTTCTCCCATTAAATTTCCTTTATTTAAAATTTCTTATTTCAGTTATAAGGTCGTCAAGACCTTCCTGTAAATCCTTGGTGCCGAGTTCGTCAGTATCATTGGTATCCTGAGAGTGGTTTTCACCAGAGTCATCAGGTCCACATAATTCTTTCCGAAGGGCTTTTATCCCGTCCTTTATTTCTTCAAGGACAGCTAACTCAGCGGATTTAACTGAGTTCACGTTAGCTTTAGGATTCATCGGGAACGTTACTACCGACACCTCCCAAAGATTGATTTCTTTTAAATGTCTTACATTGTCAATAATATCTTTCTTTACTGTTTCGTATCCAATAGATAAGCCTTTAATTGCTTTCTGTTTCAAAAGCGAAAGGGCTTCCACAGCCTTTGCCACCCCAAGGTTCAACTTCCCTTGAATCATCAAGCCTTTTTCAGAATCTTCCAACTCCGCAACCCCAATAGGATCATCGGAATTATGCTGCCACAAAAGAGGAACGACACCTTTTCGATGCTGAATAGTCCTTTTAAAAGCCCCCTTATCCACAACGTCACCGCCTAAATCAACATTCCCGTAAGGCGAAGCCATTCCTTTAAAAACTCCCGTTTCCTCATCAATTTCTTTAATTTCAATTTTTTTAAAATCCATGTCGTTCCCCTTTTTTATACTGGATAAAAAGCGTGTGTGCATCTACAGTTAATTACATTGCCAGGGCTTCCTTTAGCGTCCCCTGGAAAAGCCAATGGCTCACCATCAACCATAAAGTCCTCGTCTAATTTAACATCTGAAATATGAGCACTGTCCTGATGGGCATCTCTTGTCCTCGTATCCGCTGTGCTTATCCATTCTTTCATTAATGCCAAACCCGTTGCCATTGCTCCGGCCTGACTCCCGGCATTACTTGCCCTGATTACTTCCGTCCGTGCTATTTTCGTTGCTCTGGATTTCGTCATGTTGTCGGCATATAACTCAGAAAGCCTTTTGGATAATTTCGGAATACTCTCTCCTGCGGAAACCCCTTCCGCCAGCTGAACTCTTATTTGCGTTTTGGTTGTCCTGTTTATATCATTGGCAATCTTCTCGCCTGATCTGCTCCGGATATAATAATCCAGTTCGTCCTCGATAAAGAATTCCGGCCCCTTCATTTCGCTTGGCCGGTTATATCCTTTTGGGGCATTTTTCATAATCTCATTAAATGAATCTAAACCAAACGGCTCACCAACTGCCTTGCCAATTGCTGTAATCAATTTAGTCCATTGACCAACATGCTCGTCAAGGGCTGCATCGACATTATCCATTAGTCCGGATAAAACCGCTGTCTTGCTCATTACATCAAGCAACATTTTTAACTCAGCATCGAATCTTTTAACAACCTGCTTATTGACCGATGGCACGAAATCATTTCGCTTTGTCTCAACAGCATTGTAATAAATTTCTTTCGCCTCTTGATCCGCTAACTGGAAGCTTTTTTCGTCGCTATCACCGCTGTTTTCCTCGCCATCGTCAATTGCTGCCCCGTCATCGTACTCGTCGCCATCGTCCCTGTCATCATATCCAACAGCAACTCTTTTTTCATTCTTGGTCAGGAATTTGGCCTTATTAAGCCTGTCCCATCTTTTGTTTTCGTCTTCTTGTAATGCATCAATCTTTGAAATGTCATAATCCAACTCAAGCAACTCACCAAACATCGGTGCAAGAAATTCATTTAATTCAGTTTTGTAATATTCCAAAAGCGGAATAGCCTTTTCCTCATAAAGTGCTTTTCTTGCTTCGCCGTAATTGCTGTATGTTTTATTCTCGCTGTCGCCAATTAATTCAGGCGGGACATTTTGGGCTATGCCAATTTCTTTTGCTGACATTTTAGCACTGCCGGACCAATCCATTTCAGAGGGACTCATGCTAAATGGAATCCATGACATATCACCTTCAAGCAGCATCGGGTTTCCCACATTGTTCTCACCGCCATAATTTTTCTTAATACTTTCCTTTAGCCTGTTAAATTGAGGCTCGGATAGGTTCGACTTGGCCGATACAGCACCAGAGGGTTTGCATTTATTCTGCAGTAAAGCAAGATTCCAGTTTTTCGATCCGTTATTCTGATCAAGCGACTTAGCCGATACCTCAGCTGGACTCTGCCCGTAAAAATCATCGATGGGATTAAAAACCTTAAACTGGATAATGTCTTCAGGATCATATTTCGTGATGTTGGGAGAATTTCCATAGAGATATTTCTGGACTGGATTAATTACAGTTCCGGCGATAATCTCAATCAAATCGGGCCGGAGCAAATACAATTCAGTCGGAGGTTCATCCTCTCTTGGTCGGTTGATATAAATATAAGCATTGCCTGAGATTTCATAATAGCCCGTCAGCCATTCAAAAAACTGGCTTCTTCCCATCTGTGGGTTAGGGCGATTAATTAATTTTAAAAGAGGATGGTCAAATAACTCAACCCTGTCACCGCCCGTTTTTTTCTGGAAAAGCTTCCATGGGACAGCCGAAACAGCCTTGTCCACTAGCCCAATCGATGCAAATGAATAAACATTTCCGGCGTATCCTTGCTTTACCAATTCCTCATAATTGCTTGCATTGGAAACTGGATCCCCTGGCTCCAACATGACAATTGATGCCTGCTGGCTGACGTTCTGTTGGGCAAATAGCTGGTCGATAAGGCCTTTAACTATTCTGAATGGGTTTCTCATAGGCTCCTGATCCTCGGCTCTGAATAGCCTTTATAAAATCCTAGGAAATAATTTATCGCTTGCGTCAAGGCATCCACTTGGTCGTCATGCTCTGAATTCGGGAAAAATTCGCATTCCTCAAGGAAATCCGCCAACCAATTACCCTTTTCCGGCAAGAAAACATTTCCGGCCTCGCAAGTTGGACTGACCGAATGTGCTCTGGAAATTTTATCTGTGTCAACCTTGATGGGGATAATTGGGATAACTGTATCACGTTGCATCTCCTGAATTAATGATTGCCCGGAGGCTTTATCTTCAATCAGCACTATATCTGGTGAAAATTTCTCATAAAGTGCAACAGCTTGTCTCTTCAACTCTGGAAATTCTAGCCTGTCTCTCCACAAGTCAAGTAAATAATAGCCGTTTTTCGCCTTTACCATCGTAATGCACACAGAATAGTCATTTTCCTTCTTTGCTTTGAAAGCCGTGTCCCAACTCTGAATTGTAGTTTCTACTTCATTTGGTTTAACATTATAATACCGCCAGTACTTTCTTTTGAATATTGCCCCTCCATCTGGTGACGGCTCCTGTTGAATTTGTGCTGCAAAAGCATTTGCCCCCAAAGCCATTTTTAATTCGTCAATATCATCCTGTGAGAATCTTTTTTCGCATAACAGGTGGCCTTCTTCACGGGTAAAAGACTTTTTATCTTTTTCTTTCCTGAATTTATCTTTCGGAAACTCAACGAAAGTTTTCTTTTTGGCAACTCCCTTTATGTTCAAATGAGTATACCCCTGCTCTTTCAGGACATAACCGGACAAATCTTTTTGATGCCCTCTTTGCATAACGATAACTTTAGCCGACTTTTTCGGGTCATTCGTCCTTGTAGGTATAACCTCTTTCCACCATCTTATAACACCCTCCCGAATTAGATCAGAGTGGATTTCTTTTAAATTATGCGGATCATCTGAGCAAACATAATCGCCACCCTCTCCAGTGTTTCCGCCTCCGACTGAGGTGCAAAGCCTGACCCCTGTCTTATCATTCTCGAATTTGGACTTGACATTCTGGTCGGTGGTCAACTTAAATATATTGCCAAAATTTCTCTGGAACCATGGGCTTTCGATTATCCTTCTGCATTTTAGTGAATCCCGTATAGCTAAATTCCCGGAATAACTTGCAAACACAAATCTGCTTGCCGGATTCTGCAGCCATTCCCATACTGGCCAAAACACCGATACACAAAGACTTTTCATGTGTCGGGGCGGCATATTGATTACAAGTTTTTTTATTTCCTTTTTGGAAACAGCTTCCAGGTATTCGCAAATCAATTGGATATGCCAATTATCAATAAATTCTGTGGCCGGTTCAACCACTTCCCAGGCTTTTATGGCGAATCTGTGAAGGCTTTTCTTAATAAGGGATATTTCTAAGGCTGCCTGGTCATAACAACAGCTATTCATCTGGATTCTCTTCGGTGTCCTTTTTGGAGTGCTTCCGCATTATAGCTTCGATTTCAAGTAACGCCTCTTCGGGGAGTTCATCATATTCAGCGACTTTTTTCTGGACTTCAATTGGATTGCCATCGGGTCCGGAAAGTTCAAGGGATTCTTTTTTGCCGTATTCTTTTCTGAATCTGCGTTCAAGAAGCCATGCAGAGGATTTCCATTCGGGGCTTTTGTCGATTTTTTTTAGGTGTCGCTCGATGCATTTAGCCTCGATTCCTATGATACTATGGAAGAATTCTCTGAATATCGAGTCTTCTGTCGAATTACGGCCTGCGTTTAACCAATTATAATATGTCTTGGTATCAATGTTGACATATTCACAAGCACGCTCGATTGTCATCCCGGAAAGTATACAACTTGTTAATTTATCTATAATTCCGTGATTGCATTTCGTGGGTTGCCCTGAATGCTGGTATTTTTTTTCAGGCATTTAAATCCCTTCAAGATATTTAGTTTACAGCCAGTAAACAGACTGTTTTTATTTTAAAGGGATTTTTCGTTTTGTCAAGTGGGCGGGTATTTTTTTCTATCTTCCTCAAAAAGTTTTCTGCATTCGTCACAAACCTCGAAGTCTAAATCGTCAGCATCAATATAACCCAGATGCTCTCCGCAAAAGTACCCCTCACAAGAATAAGTGCCCTCGCCATGCATTCCACCGCAAGCATATCCAAGTCCTCTGTCTATTTCATTACTGCAGTCCTTATGGTCGCATGTGGCATCGAAAGCATACCCTATTGGCCTGTCTTTGCTATCTGTTCCGCAATCTGCCCAACCCATTTTTTTTATCTCCCAAATAATTGAAATTCAAGGGCTTCTATATCCTTTCTCATTCTCATTAATTCCAGAACTAAAAGTGCAGCCCTTCCGTAATTCTGCTCGTAAATATACTCTTCCTCCATAATCTGATATTCATTTCTGGCTTTCTCGAGTAAAGCTACCTGTTTTATTCTTTGCCTGACTTGATTCTTTAGCTTTCGGCAATGCTTAACTCTTTTGATTTTTAACCATTTAATCATTTCGGTTTCTCCGGCAACGGCATCCAATGGGTGACAGTATTCACACTACACGATGTTTTGCTCTCATGCCAGAAAAGCCCCTTTTTGTAACCTGAAATTATTTTATCAATCAATGGTATATAATACAAAATGGACTCCTTGTCTTCCGGCAACCTGTCATTAACACTTATCCAATCACTCTTATTTCCCACACCTCCCCTCGGTGCAAGATTCCATGTCTCCCTTGCGACCCTAACAACTTCGGGGTGATTAAACTTGAGATTGTTCGACCTAAACTCAACGCCCCATGTTTGGCAATGTGGACAATAGGCCTCACCTATCTTTTTATTTTCATTTGCACAGATCATTAGTTTTTCCGGTATTTTCCCGCAAGGGCATTTTTTCAATTCACTCATCGCTTCCCCCTTCGATTTCCAGTTCTTCCAGATAATGCCTTGTTCTTTTAATTTCCATTTTCTCAGTTTGGCCGAGATCATTTGTAAAGAAACCGCTTACCTCGCCACCTTCTTTAATACAAATGCTACCTCCATTTCCTGCCCTTATCAAATAAAGGGGTTTATCTTTTGTGGTATTTTTCATTAACCCAACAGGTGTATCTTTTTTCTCTGTTTTTTCTTCTGGTGAGGTTGAAAAATGAGTACAATTTTCCGCTGCCACTTTCCCTATGGCCTCAAGGAAGACAGGGTCAATGCCAAAGTCTATAAGATACTTTACAGCTTCCTCGCTCCCAAGTCTTTCATTTAAAATATCCATCATTCCACAGACATTATGGTGAATACAATTTTTACAGTGCTTTTCTATCAGCCACACTCGATTAATATAATTTCCGTCATAATCTTTCTGCTTATGGCATCTAAGACACATGCCGTTTCCAACTGTCCCCACTAAATCATCAAGTGCCTTTTTCTCTTGGCAAATTCTACAAACAAAACTGTCGGCTTTAAGATCAGCAACAATTGGCACATGATTTTTCTTAAGCATCTCCTGCAACCTTTCTGTTACCTCGCCATTATCTGATAATGTTTTTTCGCCAAAAGCATAAACAAAGCCAGAACAATCTCGAAAACATTTTTTGCAAAATTTAAAATCATAATGATTTACAATATCGGTTTCTTTTGTCATTGTATCGCACCCATCACAAGGATAATCAGTAGGCATTATTTTTCCTCCTGGTTGAATTGAATAACTTTCCGATACCAGACATTAAACAACCCTCTGTAATGTGTCAGCCCCAAGAACAACGACTCAGCTTTCGCATTCTCATTTACCGCTTGAATCTTTCCAGGTAAAATCAATTCGCAATATGCTTTCCACCCTGCATTGAAAAGCATTTCTTTTTCTGAGTCCTTATTTTCCAACTTTGGATTTCCGAACATGTCTTCAATCTGTTTTCTTTTCGCCATTTTTTTTGTCTCCATAAAGAAATTTAATTAATTGGTTTTTCTGTTTTATTCTTTTATGCCCTGACTTCGGATCGTGCTTTAAAAGATTGTAGATGTCCCAGATGTCCAAAGGCTTCATGCCCATAGCCACCCTTTTGTTTTGATAATCAATCACCCTCCGCATTATCATAACCCTTTCAGCTTCCTTCACATCTTCAATTCTTTCTTTAATCAGATCCATTCTAACTTGAATTTCGTCCTGTGTCATATCTCCCTCGATTTCGCAAACTGTTTGTTGTAGCAATCGTCACACAATCGAATATGCGTAACCTCCCACCCCTCATGTTTAATATACCATCCCCTTCCTATTATTTTTTTTCCGCATGACTCGCATTTATTAAAATCCTTTTTCATTGAATTGAATAACTCATAGAGCTGCTTGGCTGTCACTTCTTTTTTCTCCGGTTCTTTCTTTTCCGTTTCTGCTTCTGGCCTCGTTTAGGCTTTCCGGGGGGGCAAGCACGATTAACATGGTTAAAAGACTTTATGTCCCCATAAACTCTATTCATTTTACCGAGGCTTGCTGCGAACATCGAGTAGATAGGAAACATAGATTTCATTTCTTGCCCCCATGCTTTTTGATAACAGCCTTAATTGCAATTTTACCAACTGTTTTTAAAACGTCTTTTGTGATCGGGCTGGTGAATACTTTCTTTAGCCATCGTCTAAATTTATCCCACTTGCGACTTCTGCTCATTGTTTCCTTCTCCAAATAAAATTTTTTCTTTTTCCAGATGTCCATTATTTACAATTCTTACAAATATTTTTTTTTTTCTTTTCCAGGCTCTCCCGTGCTTTCTCCTGTGCCTTTATAGCATTTACACACCGGGCACATAGGTTTTTCTTCTTATTCTTCATTTCATAGACTGAGTCAGCTTTATTCTGGCAGCCGGGATAATTCGGAACTCCTTGGCATGGTATCATTTTGAGTCATCCATAAACTTTTTAAAAATATTTGGATCTGGCTCGGCATTTCCATAACCACACATATTGCAACCATGATTTACACCTGCCTTAAATGCTTCGCTTAACCTCTGTGTGATTCTTTTCTCCCTCCCGAAAAACTCATACAAACAATATTGCCCTCTCCCTGTTATAATATTTTTTTTTGTTAATAGCTTCAAGTCTCTTGCTATTGCCATTGCAGTGCTTCCAGTAGCATAACCACTTGACAATTTTAAAAGAGTATCTTTCACAATGCCCAGCTTATCAGGATCAAGCCCGAAATTAGCATTGCCCCAAACCGATTCAACTTCTTTTGTTGTGACCATTTCATAATCGTTCATTTTTCACCCCTCAAATAATTGTGATTGAATATCTTTCTGCCTGTTCTTCCGTTTTAAATAAAGATCCCCTCTGAGCTCTGGATTCTCTTCCTGCAATTTTTGTCTAACCCTCCGGATCGTTTCGGTGTGTGTGAAAGTTCCTTTTTCCAACTCTTCAAAAAAAGATGGAAGTGAAAATATCTTCTTGTCCCTGCATTCTTTTTGCCAAATTTTTGAAATTAAAAGGTTTTCATTATCCCTTGTCTCTGGCTTTGCTGCCAAGCAACACCTTACCATATCTTTCAATGTAGACTTTAAATTAACTGGCATCCTCTCCCCCTTCAAAATCGTGTGGCTTTATCCTGAAATCAAATCCTTCTGGATCATCTTCCAATTCGATCTTATATCCAACCATACAATCGCCTACATAATCTGATTCACAAGGTATCAAATCATCAACGCAGCAACCGCATTCTCCATCCTCAGCACAAAGACCTGTAAAATTGTTTTCTTCCATGTAGTCATGTAAAATTTCGGATACTGATTTAGTTTTCATTTTTTCCCTTTCAAAAAGTTTATTATCTTTTGCGTTACAGGTAATCGCAACCCACCATCAAGCGCAGTCAATCCGACATTCGTAATCTTTAGCAACTTGTCTCTGATCCCAAAATGATTCCGTTTGGCTTTTAACTATTTTAGAGATTGTTGGTCTTCCTATTTCTTTCCAATGTGTAGGTTCAATGTTCCCAATACGGTCATTATGAAAAAAGTTTCCCTTTATATTAAATTTTGCCCATCCACCGTCATAGTAAACGCTAACCTTGAATAGAAACACTCTTCTGCCTTCAGTCCCCCAATAGATTCCTGACTTTTTTGGGACTTTCTTTTTAAAGTCATTCCATATTGTCATAATCACCCTTTCATAATTTATGCTTTTGTTTTCGCTCTCTGCCCCTCTGTCATTGAATTATGACATTCATGAGCCTTTAATCCTGAATCAATATTTCTTTGTATGCAATTATTAATAGCAGGATTTATATCCCCTAGGATAATTTCACTGTAACATTCCGAGCAAAGGTTTGTTTTATGCAAAATATCATTTTCAAGCACCTTTAAAACCTCAAAACAAGCTCTGCATTTTATTTTTATTTTATTTGCCATCATATAATCCAAGTAATTTATGCGATGTTACACGTGAAACAAAAAATCGGGAGGCAAGGAATCGAACCTTGCATGATGGGACTCTAGTGCTTATTTACCGTCAGCCCATACAGGCCAGCGGCTCCCATCTCATCACCTTTGCAGTAACTGGATGCCACAGCACCACATTAAAGATTTACTCTTTAGTGTCTACCCCTTCCACCACTCCCGAAAAATGCCCGTCTTTCCGGGCTGTCAGAGCCTTTAGTTTCCGGAGCTACCGGAGCAGGGAGCATCGACCCTTGTCCCTATATTTTCTTAATCTTCGCAAGCCCTTTGGCCCACAGCTTCTCAAGGATAGGCTGAACCTCATCCTTAATCTTCGCCTTAGTCTGGTTTTCCTGAATCAAACCGGTTAATACATCAGGACTCAAAAGCTCAGGAATGTTTTGCACGTGATCTGGATCAACATTCCGTGCAACACTTGCCGAAAAATTAACCACCTCTGCCAGGCTCTCCAAATGCGACTGCTCTCGGTTTTCAGCGGAAGCCAGTTTCTGCTCGGCTTTGATCTTTTTCCAGAACCCAAAGAATGGGATAATAATTTCAATTACTGTCATGATAAATTTGAAATACTTCATGTTAATTTTCTCCAAATAAAGTTAAATTCCTTCTGTTTCCTTTTTCATAAATTCTTTAAAGCATTTTTCAGAACATATTTCAATTTCACCCTGCTTCAGGGCATAAGTTACAACTTTTCCACAAATTAGACAATGCCACTCTGGTTCTGGCTGCTCCCAAGGCTGAAAAGCTGTTGCTGGCAAGTCGCCCATTTTAATTCCCTCCAAACTGTTCTTTTTCCGCTTCCTGGTTTTTTAACCACTCCGATTTTTCCCGCTTGAATTTTCCGTCAATATTTAACTTGACATATTTTCTTGCCGTTTCCCAATCGCAATATGTCAAAGCCATTATATCCCTGACTGCCTGTTGGAATAAGCTAGTTTTCTTTTCTTCCAGGGTGCGACCCTTTTCCGACTTTTCGGAAACATCGTATTTCATAATCCCGAATTGCCGGCCAAACCAAAGATAAAATTCAGTAGGCAATTTAATCTCCGGTTCGTAATATCTCTCGATTTTCTTAGCAAATGGGGTTCCCTCCATTTTTTCCAATTTAAGACTTTCTGATAAATGATTGTCTTTTGCTCTCTGGTTTTTGATTTTCATGCTCTATACCTCTCCTCAAGTCTTAAAACATCATTAAAATTAGACGGAATATTAATTCTAATTTCATGTAACTTATCAAAATCGATCCTGATTGAGTTCCCGGCTTCATAGTCTTTCATAAATTTTTCATAAGCAATACACCAATCTTTATACATCCAACTCAAATCCTCCTCTGAAACATATTGTAAATCTGGCGGTATTTTCCCAGCGAAATATTTTCCAACCTCGATTGCCCAACAAGTCAATTCCTGTTCTTTTTGAGTTGGCTGCCTATTCTTCTCTTTTTCTAACCTTTCATAATCTTCCAAAGAACAAGGAGCTCGTTTGCTACAATGGATTGTCCCCTTAAAAGCATCAAAAAGTGTTAATTTATCAGGAACTGGAATTTTCGCCTTTAATTTAATCAAACTTGCCGGAGCAGGGAAGTTTTCATCTATTTGGAGATATTTCAAGCAAACTTCTTTGAATTCACTATCGGTAAAGTGGTCTTTTACTGCAATATAAAAGGCCTGCATTGTTGATTTATCATGCCCTTGGCTAAACTTTAATAAAGCACCCAAAGGTTTCATGGTTTCTCTAAATACTGTAAAATTCAGCATTGTTTAGCCTCTCGTAAAATTTCTTCATGAGGATCATCGTCAAACCAACTGTTTACTTCCTCAGATTTTGTTTGCTTCCTATTTCCTTTATTTTTCTCCCAATCCTTAAGGGGATAAACTCCAGCCCAGCCATTTAAAAGAGAATTGTTAAGCATCTTTACCGCATCCAATATTACCTCATTGAAAAGTATTTTTAATGCAATATTTTTTGCCCTGAATGTCCAATCCTTTTTTTTGCCCCCATTTTTCCGGAATTCATCAAAGCTCTCAAAGGCATCTTTAAAATCAGTATTATTAAAATAAGGATGATTTAAACTTTCCTCAAACTTTTCCTTATCCTTCTTTTGTTTATCATTATTTGATTGTTTATCATTATTCCCTTTATTGTTTAGTTTCAGTTGAGTTTCACTTTCGTTGCAAAACTGTTTCACTTGAGATTCATCTACGTTTCGCCTATTCTGGTAAGCCTCGTAATTACAGACCTTTAAGTGTGTCGTTTTGCGTGTCGGTTTTAGCTCAATCATTGATTCATTTTCTAAAAGTTTGAAAAAACGCCGTGTCGCCGATTTATCCCAACCCATGCCAAATAAATAAGCCCATGAATCGAGAGATTTGACTGATTCTCCACGTTTTACTTTGAAAACTTTCTCTTTTATCAAGACATCTTCGGGGTGATGATTAACTTCCATAAGAATTATTAGCCATGCTTTAAGTTTTTTGGAATCCTGGAAAATCCAGTGTTTCATAATTTTTCTGTGAATACTGATCCATCCAGACATTTATATTATCTCAAACGTAAAGTTTACCTTTTTTCAAACCAAGTGCAGCCTCAATTTTTTCAAGCACCGAAACTGTCGGGGTGGTCTTCCCTTGCTCTAAAAGGCAAATATGACTATAAGAGACTTCTGACTTAACCGCCAACTCTTCCCTTGTCATTCCCATTAAATCCCTTGCCTGCCGTAATTTTTCGCTTAATTCCATCTTGATAGCCTCGTTAAATTAGTAATATATTAGAAATATTAAGCATAAAAATATCCATGTCAAACCTTTTTCCGGAAAAAAATAAAATTACTCAAAAAAGGTTAGCTGTTCAGCTTCCGGCTCATAAAACCGGAATGCAGAGTTTAAAATATGCCGTCCGAGTTCAGGTATGACGCAATTTCTTAGCACTTGTCTTTTATTTTTGACCTTAAACTCGTCCAAGTTTATACCCAAAAGTTTCTGTAGTTCCGGGATTTCAGAGCCCTTTATCTTAATTTCCCTTTTATTAAGAAATGGAGGGATATCGAAATTTGTCCAGAAATAATGCCTTTCTATTTCTTGGGCCCTCAAGAGTGGTTCGTAATATGGAATAACATTTTCGACCACATACTTTCCCTTAAACCAATGCTTTAGAAGAATTATCTCTTGATAGAGCCTCATGTCCGGGTATTCAAGTTCACGCTTGCCTATATTGACTATCATTGAGTTCATCGAAATGGTTCAAAAGATATTCGTGAGCATCGCCAATTATAAGCTCGTCATTCGGGAAAAACGCAGCGTAGACTTCCGCAACATCC